AGCGATAAGAAAACAGATCCTAAGACAGCAAAAACTGACGATGGAAAAGAAGTTTACGAGTCAACATCACTTTCTGCATTGATGCGCAAGTATTCAGATTTTATTGCAGAAGCTGAATTAGCACCGCCACCAAAAGAAGTAAAGATTCCGAAAGATTTGTCTAAGCAAGGCTACGGAAAACAAAGTAAATAACAACCCTCGGGATGGGAAGGGGAAATGAGCACTTCGGTGCTCTTTCTTTTGGCTAAATTAAATGATGAAACCAGCATAAAATAGTGTTCGTTTATGTCGCAAAAGACTAAATACTTTTGTTACAATGAATGTATGATGCATACATTGTATCTAGGTAAAACTCTAAGACCATCTTAATTTATAAAGGAAATACATCATGGCTATGACTCTCGCTCAAATCAGAGCAAAACTCCAACAAACAGAATCTAAAGGCACCGGTAACTCTGGTGCAGCATTTGGCGACGGTGCTACTTACGCACACTGGAACATCAGTGAAGGCGATATTGCACGGTTGCGTTTTCTTCCAGATGCAGACCCAACTAATAACTACTTTTGGGTAGAAAAGGCAATGATTAAATTGCCGTTTGCCGGTATTAAAGGCCAGGCAGATAGCAAGCCAGTTATTGTGCAAGTGCCTTGCATTGAAATGTGGCCAGACATGGGTATGTGCCCAATCTTGTCAGAAGTGCGTCCGTGGTTCAAAGACAAGTCTCTTGAAGATATGGGCCGTAAATATTGGAAAAAGAAATCGTATTTGTTCCAAGGTTTTGTCCGTGAAAATCCGTTGAAAGACGATAAGACACCTGCAAACCCAATCCGTCGTTTCATGATTAGCCCGCAAATTTTTGCGTTGGTTAAGGCTGCATTGATGGATCCAGAATTGGAAAACATGCCAACAGACTATGAAAATGGTCTTGACTTTAGCGTTGTTAAAACAAGCAAAGGTGGATATGCAGATTACAGCACTAGTAAATGGGCTCGCAAAGAGTCGTCGTTAACAGTTGACGAAGTTGATGCAATTGAAAAGAACGGGTTATTTAACTTGTCTGAATTTTTGCCAAAGCGTCCAACTAAGGAAGAATTGGTAATTATGAAAGAGATGTTTGAAGCATCTGTTGACGGCCAATCGTATGATCCAGAAAAATGGGCAAAGTATTTCAAGCCAGCTGGATTCCAGTCAACTGAAGACAAAAGTGCTGCAACTGAAGATGCAGCGCCTGCCCCAGTTGCCAAAGTGACTCCTAAGCCAGTTGCTGCTGCCCCAGTTGAGGATAAGAACGCAGACTTTGACGCAGATGACGATGTTCCAGCAGCCGCGGAACCAATCAAGGCTCCAGCAGCCGCAGGATCACGTGCTGAGGACATTCTTGCAATGATCCGCAATCGCCAAAAGACATCAGCTTAATTAACAAAAATGCTAGGTAGAAATACCTAGCATTAACATAAGGATAGGTATGGCTAAAATTAGTAAAATCAATGAGAATTTCACTCTTATTTTTAATAGTCGTGAAGATTCTACAAACGATTCAGTAATGGATATTGAAGTTAAATTTGATAATCCTAGAGATGATTCAGTTATAATTCATCGTCTTAACACATGGTTGGTCGCAATTGGCAAAAGTAGCATTGTTGTATCACCTGTATCACTACCAAAAGGATAACTATGGCAAAAGCATTTGACATTTCAAAATTTCGTAAAACAATTTCAAAGTCAATTGAGGGGTTGGGCATTGGGTTTAACGATCCTACGGACTGGGTTAGCACTGGCAATTATGCACTTAACTATTTGATTAGTAGTGACTTTAAAAAAGGAATTCCCCTTGGCAAGGTAACAGTGTTTGCAGGTGAATCTGGTGCAGGTAAATCATATATTTGCTCTGGCAACATTGCAAAATATGCTCAAGACCAAGGTATGTTCCCGATTCTAATTGATACTGAAAACGCCCTTGATGAAAAATGGCTACACGACTTGGGAGTAAATACTAGCCCTGATAAGTTACTTAAACTTAGTATCTGCATGATTGATGATGTAGCAAAAACTATTTCTGAATTTATGAAAGAATACAAGGCAATGCCTGATGGTGAGCGGCCTAAGGTTTTGTTCATTGTTGATAGCTTAGGTATGCTACTTACTCCAACTGATGTTGATCAGTTTGAAGCTGGCAATATGAAGGGAGATATGGGTCGTAAACCAAAAGCACTTACATCGTTAGTTCGCAATTGTGTAAACATGTTTGGTAGTTATAATGTTGGTATGGTATGTACTAACCACACTTACGCTAGCCAAGATATGTTTGACCCAGATGACAAGATTAGCGGTGGCCAAGGTTTTATCTACGCAAGTTCTATTGTGGTAGCAATGCGCAAGTTGAAACTGAAAACAGATGCTGATGGCAACAAGACTACAACAGTTAACGGTATTCGTGCAGCATGCAAGATTATGAAAACACGCTATGCAAAACCGTTTGAGTCTGTGCAAGTTGAAATCCCATACGAAACTGGGATGAGCCCGTACTCTGGTCTTACTGACTTGTTTGAGGAACGTAAGTTGCTCACTAAAGAAGGTAATAGCTTGGTGTACACAAAAGCTGATGGAACAGTTATTAAACAATTCCGTAAGGGTTGGGAGCGTAACGATAACGGATCGTTAGATGCTGTCATGGAAGCAGTTATGACTACTCCAGCATTGATTTCTGCAGATGCTATTGAACCTGAGCCTGTCACTGAAGCTGTATAAATACTGCACTTACAAGGAGTACAACATATGATAGATGTTGAAGTTTTAGGTGAGGCGTATACAAGTTTAAAACAGTATATTCCTGCTAAAGATAGGCAAGAAGCAGCAGACAATTTAATGAGTATCTTAGTTGACGCATTAACTGACGAAGAACTAAAGGTGTTCGGGGCATTAGATTCAAAATTATCCAAAGCATTGAAAGAGTATGCTATAGATGACGAAGATGATTATAACGACGAAGATGAGTAAGTAATATGACTTGGTACGCAAAAGTAGTTTCAAATGTTGACTCGCTTCCAGAGTTTATTAGTTATTTTGAATCTGAACTTGTGAATGCTAAGAGAGATGTGATTATATCTGGCAATGTAGAGAAAAACATAACTTCATTGCCAGGTATCACTGAACATAGATTTAACCAATTGCAAGAAATTGAAGCAGTACTTCGATATCTTGAAATTCAATTAAAGAAAGTGCGGCGTAGGCACTTTCAAAAATACATGGAAGCATACCAACGTGTACTTACGTCACGTGATGCTGAAAAATACACAGATGGCGAATCTGAGGTTGTTGACTCAGAAGCAATTATAAATGAAGTTGCGCTAATACGAAATAAATGGATGGGTGTGTTAAAGGGCATAGAGTCAAAGAATTTTATGCTTGGTCATGTAGTTCGTTTAAGATCAGCAGGGATGGAAGACGTGTCGTTGTAATAAATACTACATGCGCGACATACTTAACAAACTATACTTATTAGAGGCCACAATACCTCAATGGACCAGTAAAGGTGTTATGCCTAAGACGGAGTTACCTCATGGTACTGTACTACAGGTAAAAACACCAAAAACAAATGATTTTGAGAATGATGAGTTTCATCAGTACATAGCACATGCAGATGGAAACTGGTACCAGTTAGACAAATTTGATAAAGCTATTGGTAGCATTGTTAAAGGTGCAAAAGTTCTAACTGAAGATGATATAGTAAACGCAAATAATGCGGGCAATGTTAGTTTAACTCACATGGGTACGGTTGGAAAAGAAATATTATCCCCTCTAGATTTAGAGGCTGCGCCAGTAGGGGCTAAAGTATCAATTAAAAATGACCATTCTGGTAATGATAGCCACATTCGCACAAAAAACTCTGAAGGTATGTGGCACTCTGATGACCCTAATAGAGGGGATTTTCATTCTTCAAGATTAAATCATGCCATAAAAAACGGCATGTTAAGCATTTATGGATAGGTCATATCACAGGATGGCAGACGTGTCGTTGTAATAAATACATGTTTACATGGATAAACAATGGATCCGCAATTTATTAGAAATTATCTAACACGACTTGATTTGATTAACGAGCAACTATTAACTGAGGTGTCTCGTGGGTTACTATACCGTTCGCCAGGTGACAGGTTCATACAAGGCGACCCAAAAAATCCAACTGCGACGATAACCTTTGTTGGAGTTGAATATTTCCCGTCAAATCCTGGCGAATATGAAGATGAAGAGTCTTTAAATGTTGCATTAGCAAAAGTTAAGATAGAATATCCAGGAATTATGTTTAGTAATTCACAGATGTCATCTACTCGTGCGTTTGCTATTATAACTCTTAATGGTCCAGGTCCAGGACAACAAACTTATGCATGTCGGTTTTTTAAGAAAATATCTGTCGACATGACAGCGGCATGGAAAAATAACGATATACCAGGTGGCTGGCAATTAGCAAAGGCAAATGCGTTAAAGTCAAGTTATGGTCTAAAACCAGCCGATCTCTTTCCGGCGAACGTTACTTTCCCTAATTCATTGGCTGTTGTGTCAGCTTTGGATAAGTTGCCCAAAATAAAAGAGTTAATGCCAGGTATGCAAATGCTGCTAGGTAATAAATTGCCAATATTTCCTGGACAAAAAGACATGCTAGGCGCAATACAGGATGATCTGGGTGAAATTATTGCTCCAATTGCGCTATCTCAAGGCTTAATCACAGATTCTGGAGCAGAAGCAGCAAAGCGAGATTTGCTGAACGGTGCAGGGTGGGAAGGATGCAAAATTAGTTTCCCAACTG